CTCCCGACACATTCTACTCATCTGATAGAAGAGCATATAAAGGAGACGTTTTTCTGGAGCGTCGTCTTTATTTGAGTTGTAGTCCCAGTCGATGACATTACGATCAACAACAAGGCGGTGTTGATTAAGGATAGGCTCAAGGGCATCAATAATACGCTCTTCTTTACGGACATTAGCTCGTACCTCTTCTACGTCAATACCTTGTTGTGTCTGTTGTAAGTGTTTTTTAAATAGTTCGGCTACAAGACCGTCACCAAAGTTAGTCTCAACGACAAGTTTGGTAACGTTAAACTTCTTACATCCTTTTAGAATGTCCAAAAGCGTATTGTCTGAGTATCCGTCTCGATAAGCTCGCACTTCGTGCAAGTACAAATAACCGTTTCGCTGGGAGATATAAGCTGCTGCCGTTTCATCAGTGCCACGACCCGACGGGTCAACACTGCAGATTGTTTCTTGGTAAGGACCCCACTCTCCTTGTAACTGCATTGGAGAGTAGAAATAGTCTCCAGGTAACCCAACAGTGGGGAGTTCTTTGATGACGTTTCTAGGATCGCTGCACCAGATGATATCATCAGGGGCGGACTTAGGATTAACACTGGTGACGACAAGATCAGCCATCTTAAGTGGGAATTTTTCAGCATCGCTGAGGCTTGTGTCAAGCATGAACTGCAGCATGAAGTTGCTGCGTCCCATTGCTGCTTCACGTTCAAGAAGATCTTCATGGCTAAATCGGTCAGGGTCAGTTACGCTCCAGGGTTCTGCACCCATATCTACGTCTTCCTGGAGCTGAGGAGCAATCAGCCCTTCGTAGTTAGCAAACTTACGGGGAACACGAGCTGGCCAAACAAATGGTCGGTAGTTACGTTCCGCTAGCTTGCGGTAAATTGTGAAAGTGGTCTGTGGGGTGCCGAGATACATAATCCGGCTATCCTCTTTTGGCGTAAGAATTGACTCAGCCTCCGTACAGAGTTGAAGCAACTTCTCACGCATCATTTCCGTCATACTATTACCGGGCACCTCTACGTCATCAAGAATCATCAAGTCAGCACGGCTACCAGTCAACTGACCCGTAATGCCGACACTTTTGACGGACGGAGCCTGAGACGGTGAACAGTTAACGTCGAAACTAATCCGGCTCCAACGGGCGTCATCCGACTTAGGCTGCAAGTGTTTGAGCCAAGGTGTCTCAATAATAAGTTTTTGAAGGAAGATAGACATGTTATCGGCACGTTCTTTCGATGCCGAAATGATCATGATCTTCTTTTCAGGGTTATTAAATAAAGTCCAGAGCACAAAGGCACCAGTAATCCAACTTTTACCGACACCACGAAACGCTTGGATCTGTAGTCGCTTGGGTCCGTGTTGTAGGTAGTCGGCAATGGCGTATTGTGCTCTGGTCGGTTCAGGCAGGTCTAGCTGCGCCCACAGGGCTTGTAGAAATACTTTAAAATCGCCCTGGAGGGCGGCTAGGACTTCGCTCATAATGGGGTGTTAATTTGCAAGTTTAAAACCAAGATCAAAAGCTCGGCTGTCTGCATTTACATTAGTTTGTGATTCAATGCCGCCGTAAGCTGCAGAACTACGGTTTAAAGCTGAAAGTGGATTAGTACTGCTAGGAATACCAAACCGAATTGTACCGTTGTTACTTTGCAAGGTACCTTTGGGTCGAATAGGTGTGCTATATGCAAACTTATCTACACCGCCGCCAGGTGCAATTCGGGTTCGTTCAATTAAATTTCTATCAATACCTTGTGCTAATTGAGCACGTTTAGTTTCCCATTTTTCTAAAGTAGCTGTATTATTTACAAGCGGTTTTTTATCTAAATGGTTGTAGTATTGTCTTAATTTTGTTTCTTGTGCTTCTTTAGCTTGATTTTCAACGCCAGCAAGTTGTTGAATGTTTTCAGGTGAATGCCCATAACCGCCAACAGACTTGTAACGTATTCTCATTTCATCTACACCAACAGAACCACGAGTTTCCGCAACTTCACGTTCACCTCTAGCTAACATAGAGTTAGTAAGACGGTGATCAGCTACACCACCTTTTTGATTGATGTAACTTGCTTTTATGTTAGCTCTACGCCGTTCAGCTGGGTCAGGTGTAGTTTGTTGTTGTGCTATAGCCCTGTTTCGATCAGCAATAGCACTGCTTCGATCATCTTCATAACGAAGATTTTCTCGATTATTAGAAAGGTTACCACCTTTCATTTTAAACTTACCTTGTATACCTAACGCTTGTTTAGCATGACTTTGGTTAGTACGTTCACCTGTTTCAGTGGTAGGATTATCCTTAAGCCATTGAGTTATTTGTTGAGCATTGCGAAGTTTTGGGTCACGTGCCATTACTTAATGTGCGATAAAATCATTTGTTCTCTACCCGGATTGGAACCAAACGTAGCTCGCATCCAGGATAACCAGTTGCTTGTCCCCTTTTCTTGATTACATTTCCGGCAGGATGGAACCAGATTTCTCGTGATTGTCTGTCCCCCAACAAAGCGAGGCACAACGTGATCCAAAGTAAGTTCATGTAATTCATAATGTTCTCCACAATAAACGCATTGACAGTTGAAGTGTTCCTTAATGGCTCTACGCCACATCCGTTTGGCTTCAGGACTCGTCATGGTTATGAGGTTGTAAATGTAGTGATCAGGGGTAGGCAACAGCGGGGTCATGCGTACTTCTTACCAGTTCTAGGTCTACGGCGGTTAGATGAAGGTGTCTCCAGTTTCCCGGTGTTTTTACCGGTGTGAGAAGCATCTTTACCATCACCATTGCCATAAGTACCAAGTTTACGGTTAAGTTTGTTAGCAGCAGTACGAATTTTTAGACCTTTGTTAGTCTTGTTGTACTTCCGTTGCTGTTTCCGCCGCTTAGCAGCAGCTTCCGGGTTTGACTTGTAGTAATCAGAAGTTTTTTGAGCCATACAACCTCTTCTGTACCATTTCGGGATCAATCTTGGGCATGACTGTCGCTAGTTTATCCAACGGGTTGCCCTCATATGCAACACCGCTGATGTCATTCTTGGCTAGCCAGTCACAAGCTGCTTTGAGATCTTGAGTACTGGCTTCACCACTTTTAATACGCTGAAGGAATTCAGAAGTAACGAGATTATGGAGTTCGTTAAACTGATCCTCAGTTGCTTTCTTCTTTGTCATTGGCTTTCTTTTTGCTCACTTTTTTAGGTGCAGGCGGACCAACGATTTTATACCGGCTTTCACCGGGTTCATGAATTAGGTGGGTCTCTGCTTTTTGAGCGTCAGCTTCGGTGACATAAGTACCGAGCACCTTTTCGGTAAAGGTATCAATTAGCTGATAGGACATTAATCTTTTTTAGTAAGGGACACAATAGGTACGATGTCGTGACACAATACCTCTACACGACTGCCAGGTCTAAACGTAAACCCAGCTTTCATGATTTCCGTACACTTCAGTGCACGTACAAGCTCATAATCTAACCTCAGTTTCTCCTCATGTCGCTTAGCTATCTGTTTGCACTGCTCAATCATCCCACCGTCAAGCGGTACGGAGAAATTAAGCTGCATACCGTAGTTATTATTACGAGTGTAGCCAGTAGGCAACGTATCATTACCCATGTAAAAGGGTGAGACAGTCATGGTTGATCCATTACACGAGTTACCGCCGGTAAACTGCTGTCTACTGGGTGCACCATTGTTCTGGAATTGGACTGCTTGGTTTGTTACGTTGCCTGTAGCTGCAGCAATAGGATTAGCACTGTTGCTAACCGTAGGAGTTTCAGCAAATGCTGGTCCTACTGAGAGAAGACAGAAAGAGAGGTAGTAGTAGAGGTAGTGTCGATAGTTCGAGTGATGTCGGTTGTTTCGATCACTCCGGCTGCTCGTGTCACAGTCTCCAGTTGAAACTGTTCGCCAGCGGTTGTGACGGACCAAGTAGTTGAAGAGTCTGTGATGTCGGCGCTGGGGGTTACGTTTGTTCCAGACCATGATGAGTATGCACCACCATACACTTCAGTTGCGATAGTTTCGGTGATGGTTTGAGTGGTGGTTGTGGTAGCCTGCATACTACCTTGGGTAAACTGAGGAGTCACAGTTTGTGCCATCGCCCCAGCGGGAAACAGCAGAAGCAGAATTAGGAATTTCATACTTTGTCCTTTTGATCTTTAGGGCGAGATATTCCATAAGATGCCAACGTTCCAGACAGCAATGACGCTACAAACGTTGGATCCATCTTCTGTAGCATTCCCATGTATGATGCAGTTAGAACCCCTGCGCTCCATACAAGCACAAGAGCTTTTACAATTTCACTGAAGAATTCATGAAGAAAGCTCTTCGTTGTCTGCATTTTTCTTTTTACGGGTGAGTAGTTTCTTGATAAGAGGTTTCAAGACGCTCACTGTCCGTTTGAACACAGCGGTAGCTGTTAGGGTGGCTGCAACGGAGACAGTAGCTGTCGTTGTAGCCGTAGCCAAGATCTCGTTACTCGGTAAAGGTACAGTGATATCAGTACCAGGAATATCGACGTAACGGACCTGTGACGGGACTGGGGGTGGTTTAGGAGGTGGAGGAGTTACAGGTTTAGGTGCTGGTTTCTCCTCCCTCCTTTCGTCCGATTGTGTCGTACCCCTTACACCGGGAGGTGGACGAAGGTCGTTAGGAGGCACTACAAGCGGCTTGTACGAGGGTAAAGTGGCTCGTGGTACCTCCAGTACCGGACGGGGTAAAACAGGGGGCTCAGGGAGCCGTAGAACCGGCAGTACCGGTGGTGCTCCCAAGTCCATCAGCCGCCGAAGAGACCACGCTCGATGAAATCAACAGCTTGGTCGTCAACAGTGTTATCAGATTGCTCAGCAAGTTTACGGAGCATGTCAACAATCAATCGCTTAACTTTGTCGCTACCAAGGAACGACATAAGAACGGGACGGATAAGTGCAATCATTGTTCTAAAAGGGGGTAAGGTTTACCAAGGCACACCAGCCGCAGAGACCGGAGTAATTTTAAGATCAATCTGGTTTTGGAGTGCTGCTTCAATCTCAGCAACTTTCTCAGCACCAAATTGTTCTTTGACCCAGCCAACCACAACTTCTTCAGTAAGGTTTTCAAACGGGGTCGTTACGTCACCGTCAAAACCAAGGGAGCCGTAGGCACCAGCAGAGTAGAACCCACCAGATTCGCTGTTGGGGTCAACCGTGTCAGACATGGCGTTAACGGTGTAGTGAACAGTGTTGACCTTGCCGTCAGCAACGTTGCGCTCAAGATTGGCAACTTTCCAAGTAAAAGTAGTCATTATTCAGTAATTTCAGGAGGATTTAAAGGGTTAATCGGCCAAACAGGGTTGGCAGGGTCAGCAGTGTTTGCCGGAAGGTCGCGTAGTGCTTGACGGTACGCCTCTTGTTCGGCGGTCATGTTGCCACGAAAAACCCACCAGTCAGTCTCGCCAAGGTAGCGATCACGTTCAGCACGTAATTGTTGAAAAAGTTGAT